AAAAGGAGAAATAGAGAAAAGTAAAATAGTATTAGAAACAATTAAAATTATAGAAAATCATGGGATATAGTAAAAAACTTTTTAAAGACTTAACAGATGCAGATTTTGCACATTATAGAGAAAATGAATACGGTGCATACTTAGACGAACTTGACGAACAACAAGTACCAACAGAATGGCTAGTAGGTAAATATACTGACGAATGGCAGCAGACTATAGAACAACATGAAAACATAGTTTGTGAATTAGTAGACAAAGCAGAAGAAGGATCTGAACTAGAAAGCTACTGCACACTAAAAGAGTTAAGAAAAATAATAGACGATGCTATTAAACAAGTTGAGCCTTCTGCTATGGACAAATGCGAACTGCATTCTCCTAACAACACACCCTTTACTAATGCAAATTTTGAAATCCAAAAAAGAAACGGTGGTAGATCAATAGACTTTTCAAATGTACCAGAAGTATGTGCAAAAGAAACAGAACTAAAAGACTTTAAAGAATCATTAAAGCATGCTTTTATAGGATTAGAAAAAGGAGCAACAATGCTTTCTGGTGAACAAATGGTTCTAAGTGATGGTGAATTAATAAACAAGCCAAGCTGGAAGTATAGAAAAGACTCAATCACTACTAAGAAATTATAAACATAGGGGAGCAGATGACCAAGCATTTAAAGCTCCCTTTTAAATTTTAGATATGGAAACCCCAGAAGAATTTTTAGAAAACATTAAGACAATTATAACTAGCAACAAAGAGACTGCTAAGTACAGAAAAAGAAAAGAACTAGAATCAATCATTGCTACAGTAACTAGAGTAACTGGTGCTGATATTCAACAAAAAACCAATGTTAGAGAAGTAGCAGATGCTATTAAGATTTATTCTTTCATGGCTAGAAAGTTTACAAGAAACGGATATAAAGAAATAGGGGATATAGTAAACAGAAACCACTCTACAATTTTAATAGCTAAAGATGCTTACAAAGACTTATACAACGGAGACAAAGAGTTTAGAAACAAAGCTGACAAGTGTATGGCTAAATACTTTGCAGAAGAAGGATCTGAACAACCTAAAGTAGAAGCAATAGAAGATATTAATGACGAACTATTAAAGTGCGATCACACCAAACTATTAAGGGTTAAGAATTACTTAAAAAAAATAATAGCTGATGGCAATAAATAAAAAAGCATTTGTTCTTTATACAGACATTATAGAGACTGTTAAGCAGTTAGATAATGAAAAAACTGGTGAATTGTTTAAGCATATTTTAAGCTATGTAAATGACGAAGATCCAACAACAGATGATGTTATAATAAACCTAGTGTTTACTCCTATTAAACTACAGCTAAAAAGAGATTTAAAGAAATACGAATGTAGAGCTGATAGAAGCAGAGAAAATGGTTTAAAAGGTGGTAGACCAAAAACCCAGAAAACCCAGCAGGTTAATTTAAAACCCAGAAAACCTGATACAGTTACAGTAACAGATACAGTTATAGTAAAAGATAATAATATAGATATACCCACACTTAAAGAATTTTTAGATCATGGTTTTACCAAACTAGCTTATCAAAATAAAGACTCACAATTCTATGAGCATTCTATTACATCAAAGTACAACACTTGGATAGAAGATGGCTGGAAGACTGCACATGGTAAAAAGATAAAAAATTGGAAGAATGTACTAAACAATACGCTACCATACTTAAAACCAATTTATCCAGATAAAAAAGCAATTGCTTTTACAACTAAAAAACATATTCCTAAAGCACCAGAACCTAGAAAAAAAGTAGCAGTTACTATTGATGACTTAGCATTTGGCAAGCTGGCAGAACAAAAAAAGGAGTGGGAGAAAAAAATTAAAGAAGCTGATAAGAATCAAAGCAAAAGAGTAAGTAGAGCTGAAACTCTGAGACAAGCTCATAATTCATAAATAAATAAAATGAAAAATTCAAACACCTATTTCAATACTACAGATCAAGATATTGATTATGTAAATAAAAGAAAAGCTAAAAACAAAACACAAGAAGTTCTAGTGTATGATTTATTTAAAAGTCATACTACGCTAACAGCATCAGAAGTTCTTCACAAGTTTCCAAAGAGAGTACCAATAACAAGTTTAAGAAGAGCTATAAGCAACCTTCAGCAAGAACAAAAGCTAGTTAAAACCACAGACACTAAGACTGGGATCTATGGCGCACCTGAACACTATTACACAATTAGATGAAAAGACTTGCAATCATAGGGGGTTTAAGTTTAATGACTGCTGGCACTACTAGTATGGTATGGCATAAACAGAAGTTAAGTTTTAACCCTAATACATTAGCTATAGCTACAGGCAGTTTTTTTGTAGCAGTAGGCATTACTTACAGATTTTAATGAATAAAAAAGAATGGCATTGGATGTCAGATTTAAAACAAACAAATAAAAAAACAATGGATAATACATCAATAAAAGGTAGAGTAGTGAAGATAAAGGATCTTGAAACTATTAAAACAAAAAAAGGTACTGACTTCACTAAACAAGAAGTAGTGATAGATCAGAACAAAAATTATAATTCAGAAGTGTGTTTAGTATTCTTAGCAGATAACGTAGACCACGTTAAGAAACTAAACGTAGGTGAAGTATATGAATTTTATATAAATGTAAGTTCAAGAGAATACAATGAACGACACTACACTCAAGTGGATTGTTGGAGAGCTGTACAACTTAACCCAGAAGCACCTAAGAAAGAAGAAGCTAAAGGATTTGTTCCTGTTGGTGAAGAACAAAACGATTTACCATTTTAACTATGGAGATATTACAACAATTCAAAGAGCTTATACCTCCTCTAACTAATGAGGAGTATAAGCAGCTTGAAGCTAACTGTTTAGATGAAGGCATAAGAGAACCTATTTTAACTTGGAACAATTATATAATTGATGGCCATAATAGATACAACATTGCAAAACAATGGAACTTAGAATTTGAAACAGAAAGTAAAAGTTTTAGTAGTGAAGAAGCAGTTAAAGAATGGATGATACTAAACCAATTTGGTAGAAGGAATTTAAGTAATTACCAAAGAAGTGTATTAGCATTAGAACTTGAACATGTTTTTAGTAATAAAGCAAAAGAAAATTTAAGTAAAGGTGGTAAAATTTCGCAAGAGGGTTGTCAGATTTCTGACAAGGCTATTGACACCAAAAAAGAACTTTCTAAAGTTGCAGCAGTTTCACACGATACAATAGCTAAAGTAAAAAAGATACAAGAAAAAGCACCAGAAGAAATAAAAGCAAAACTTGCTACTGGTGAAGTAAGTATTAATGCTGCTTATAAAGAAATAAAGAAAGAAGAAAAGAAAGAAAAATTTGAAGAAAGAAAAAAAGAATATGAAAAAAGAGTAGAATCTAAAACTGATAATAATTTTAAAATTGACATTTTTAATAGTAATGAAACTTTTAGAGTTATTTATGCTGATCCAGCTTGGAGTTATAATGACAAATGTGAAGGTGGGGGAGTTCAAAGTGGTGGCGCGCAAACACATTACGACACTATGAGCATCAAACAAATTTGTGATCTACCAGTCAAAGAATTATCTGAAAAAGATAGTGTATTGTTTTTATGGGTAACATCTCCTTTATTAGAAGATGCTTTTAAAGTTATATCTGCTTGGGGTTTTAAATATAAAACATCTTTTATATGGGATAAAGTAAAACACAATATGGGACATTACAACTCTGTAAGACACGAAATATTATTAGTATGCACTAAAGGAAGTTGTACTCCTGATAATAAAAAATTATATGATAGTGTACAAAGTATAGAAAGAAACAACATTCACAGCGAAAAGCCAATTGAATTTTTAAATATTATAGATGACTTATATAATTACGGAAATAAATTAGAAATGTTTTGTAGAACAATAAAAAAAGATAATTGGTATGGATGGGGTAATGAAATCTAATTTAACTGAAAATTATATAGAATGTTTAGAAAAAGGTCTTAAATATCAAGACTTTGTTACAGATCTTTTAATTGAAGACATAGGTATTGCTTTAAGCACTTATAACAGCAAAAATTATCAATTTAAAAAAGGAGAAAATAAACAAGGTTTTGAAATAAAGTTTGATGATAGACTAAAAGAAACTGGAAATATTTATATAGAAATAGCAGAAAAAAGCAATCCAAACAATTTTTTTTATATACAAAGTGGTATTTATAGAAATGATAATACTTGGCTTTATTTAATTGGAGACTATAGTGTAGTATACATATTTGCTAAAAACTTTTTACAAAAGATGTGTGATAGCAATAAATATAAAAAAGTACAAACCAAAACTTCTAAAGGTTTTTTAATACCAAAAATAGAAGCTGAAAAGTATTGTATAAAAAAAATAAAAACATTTTAATGGACTACTTCACTACAAGTTTTATTATATCCCATGTATTAGCAATAGTGCTTGGGATATGTCTTTTAAGGATATGGCAGATAATAATAGAATGAAGATACTAAACTTATATGCTTGCTTAGGTGGTAACAGGTACAAGTGGGATGAAGTTACAGATATAGAAGTAACTGCTGTAGAATTAGACCCAGAACTTTCTAAGCTATACCAGGAGCGTTTTCCTAATGATACTGTAATAGTAGCAGATGCTCACCAATATTTGTTAGACAATTATAAGGAATTTGATTTTATATGGAGTTCACCACCTTGCCCAACGCATAGCAGAATACAAACAAGTTTAAAAGACAGAGAAAAATTTACTCCTTATTACCCAGACATGAAACTATATGAAGAAATTATTTTTTTAGAGCAATTTTTTAAAGGCAAATATTGCATAGAAAATGTTATTCCATACTACAAACTTTTAATACCAGGACACAAAAGAGATAGGCATATTTATTGGACTAACTTTAATTTACCTAATATTTTGTCTAGCAGAAGTGAAAGCATAGGTGGTTTAAATGAACATAAAAGATTGCAAGAATTTCACAAGTACGAATGTAAAGCAGGTATAGCTGGCTATCGTGATGTTTTAAGAAACCTGGTAGACTATGAAGCTGGTAGAACAATATTAGAAACTGCAGTAGGAATAACAAGAAAACAAAATGTAAACCAAATGGAAATGTTTTAAATAAATTGTTGATACTTTTTAAATAATTTTACTTTCTATTTAAAACCTATACACTAATTTAGCATCGCTTGGTCATCGTTACACACGATGGCAAAATTAAAAGATAAAACAGTATCGCA